CCACTGGCTATACCTTCTATAGGGCCTTCACATATTAAATCAGCTACCTCTTGGTAAGAGCGAGAGGTTACGTATTGTAGTCCGTTATTCCTAGATGAGTCATAAGCGCCTGCGTATCTTCTTACAGCTCCTATATCGTTTACCGATAATCTTGATTTTTCTTTCTTCTTGCCCATATTATGAACTCCATGAATCTGAATTTACACTGTCCGGGATATTGTATAGTAGTCCGTCGTCAGGGTCTCCCCATACTGTTTTGCCGGCTCTAACTAGAGGACGTTTAATTTCTGCGTCTACGTCCACTGTATCGGAAGCGCTTTGAATAACATGGCTGCCAACCAGTAATCTTCCATATCCGACAAAAACTGGACCGCCTTCTCTTATTGTATTCTCTGGACCGTTAAACAAATAAGATTTTGCTCCTCCTCCCTCAATCTCTCGAAAATCTCCAAATTTAGGCATATCCGTTAAAAGGTTTGTTACGCCCGCCACTATTAAACCTAACCCTCCTAAAATTAAAGCAGCTTGGACTCCTGCTCCAGCGCCCATTAGTAATGGGGTGGCAATCCATCCCATACCTGCAGAAAATAAAATTATCCCAGCTACGATACTAAATATATCTCCAAAAGCTCCTCCTGCCCCCTCTAAAACCGGCACTATATCTATAGTTTTTATTCCGTCTCTTTTTATTACTAATTCAGAAGCTAATAAACCTTCTTTAGTATTAGGGTCTTTACCTTCCTCGATAACAAAATCTTGATCATTTATTAAAACTCTATACTTTATATTTTTCTTGTCGTTTTCCAAAAGCGTGTGAAAAAAGTTTTTTGTGTTGGCGTGTATACCGTTCATAGCTTCTCCTACGCTTTTAACTGCAAGATTCCATTCTGCACGTGGCATTTGCTCGGCTAAAATTCCATGTAAAGTTACTTTAGTTAAGTTTTTCATATCGAAATATACAATTGATTCTTTTTTTATAAGTTTGAGTTAAGGGCTCGACGCAAGTGCATTTACCTCGCGGATGATGAAGTAAAGTATCATCACCTAAATAAACTCCTACATGATTAGGGCCTGCGCCTTTAACAAATTGGAAAACTATAACATCGTGTTTTTTTAAATCAGTATTGGGCGGCAGTTTCATTATAGGTAGACTTGGATTATTTTCATTTAAATTAAAAAGCTCTTGGATTAACTTTGGATTCTTTCTATACCAATCATCACCTAAGTCATTTTCTCCTTCAAGATTGATACCTAATTCTTTATAGTATTTTTTTACCACAGTGTAACAATCAGTTTTTCCAATTTTAAAAGTGTCATTGAGCCAAGAGGTTTTGTTTTTTTGTGGATCGAAAGTGGAGAAAGCATCTTTAGGCAAGCAATAAAGAATAAAGGGTATGTTATGGATCTTACTGTTAGACATATCATAAGGGGAAAAATTATTATTGTCATTCGGATGTGAATGGTAAATTGCTAAAATTTTCCCCGCTCTAGACGCTTTTAAATAATCAGAGGGACTTAAAGAAAACGATTTTTTGGGGTTTTCTGCAATATTTTTACATTTAATCGCCGATTCCTTTGTGTTTTTAATTATCACTACTCCGCAACATTCTTTTGGATCTTCTTCAAGAGCATGTTCTTTAATAGAGCTCTTTATGTCTTCTTCTAAAGTCATGCTAATCTAGATATTTTTTTAGCAGCAGGAAACCCTCCGTATGGAAGTTGACCTTTTGAAATTTCACATGGCCCTGAAGTTACTCCTTGACCTTCTTTGCGATTTGCCCCCCACCTCATGCGGCATCCAGTTAAGGACTTGGAGCATTCGTCAGCAACCCAATAAGTTGCATTAGGAGGGGGTATCACTTCTGTTGTGTTGTTAACCTTATTTGTTTTCTTGCAAAGAAAATAATATTTAATTTTATCTTTTTCTAAAAAAACAAAATCGCCCGGTCTGTAAGTCAATATTCTTCCGTTAGCTGCTTTTTCTTCATACTTACCCCTGTCTCTTTGGGGGGATTTTCCAGCAGCTATAGCAATGTTTTCGTCTGAGTCAGTGGCTACAGGGGGAGTTAGCTGTGGTAGCCCGCAGGCTTGTTTAGCTTGACTCACATTATAACTTCCTACAGCTAAAATCCCTCCTTCTGGATTTTGCTTCAAGGTGTTCAATTCAGCTTTTTCTAACACCGAGGGCAAGGATTTAGGGTAGTTGCATGTTCTCTTTTTTGAAATAGGATCTATTACAAGAAAATCTTCAGCGTATGGCTGTTGATACCAGCAACCTATACCTCGATATTGCCATACACATTTGTCGGCTAAAACTATTCTTTTGGGAAGTTTGGTCCCTTCTAAATCTAAAACAGAAGATAGTTGATAAGTAAGGAGGGTTTTATTTTCCGTTTGTTTTCTTTCTATAAAATAAATGTCGCTAGGAAGGTAGGCGAAGGGGTCGGGTTCATAACCAGCGGGAAGCATAGTACTTTCTCTTCCTATCTTTGCACTTTGTGTTCTTCCAAAATTTATAGAGTCTAGATATTTAGCGAATGTTCTTTTTCGAGTCACTTTAGCCCCCACTATGTCTCCTATTTTTCTAATTTCATATTTAAGTAACGCTAATTGATCATTTCCTTCTTCCGACTGACTGCTAAGTGTCAAGGTTGGTTGAGGTAATGTTCCCTTGCTGCTAGATTCAAAACCTTCGGCTTGTATCGGGGCTGGGAAATAAGTTTTACCTTGCCAAACTAAATAAGAATTAAAAATACTTATATTATTATGAAATCTTAAGATTCCATCGCCTACTGTATTATTTTTTAATCCTAAATCTTTAGCATCAGTTTCAATATTTATTTTTTTAGCGGTAAGAATATCTGAAATATCAATTTCAAACATAGTTACTAACGCAGAAGGAGACAGGTTGAAAAGTTCTGCATTTATTGACTTTACAGAATTTTGAGATTGAGCTGCAGTGGGGTTGTCGTAATCTGGCATTTTTAATTATTAGTTTCTACGAAAGTGGTTTTAATAGTATAATTATCGTGAAAAGAAAAATTATTGCTAAAATTAGAACAATAAAATCTTTTGGTGTAACCGGAGTTTGGGTCTTGGTACATTTCTGGTAAATTTTTAACCGCAAAACTCTCAGTCCCTTTACGGGCTCTTAAAAAATGAATTATTGCTCTGGCTTCTAGCTCTGTTCTCATATCAAAAGAGAGATTTATTTTAATTAAATTATTGTATATACCATCAGGAATTCTCTGTTCGTATCCATTTCCGAACACTATTGAGTTGACCCGTGGCTGTTGTGATACGTCTAGGTTATAGGAAGGAGTCCAAATGAACTGAGGGAGAACTCTCCCGTCTATAGTGGTGCTTTTTAAGGTATATCCCCCCCAATACTCAGTAGCGGTTATTGGTTGGTTAGCTGGAATGTCTTTTAAAGCATAGTAATATTTGATATTTTTAGGAGTTACCGTGCCCGGAAGGGGTTCAGAGGTGAAAACTATAGCATTTTTAACATATGTATTGCTACTATTGTGGGTTGGAATGTTGTATATACTATCTGCCATTTTTCCTTAATCCTTTATTTATTATATTACACACAAAAAAGAGTGTAAAATAAAGATAAGGTAATGTTAGGAAGAATAACAAGGGAAGCTGAAAAGCTCACACTTAATGGTAGTGGCATACAAGGAATCCAATCTTTGAGCGCTTCGTACAATTCTGTGGCTCGGCCTACAACAGCTCTAGGTATAGGAGGAGCGATAGATTACTATCCTCAAGGTGCTCAACAAGCTACTTTAGAGGTAAATACAATTTTAACGCAGCTTTTACCTCCTAATGCGGGGTATTCTAGGGATTTAATGCAAAATTTTACAGGAGTTTTCCCTTTTAGTGGGGTTGTAGATTACGGATCTAAACAGTTTTATTTTACTGAAGGGTATTTAGAAACCTATTCTGTTAGTTGCAGTATTGGCCAAATTCCTGAGACTTCAACTAGTTCAGTAATTTATGGAAACTTTGGTACAGGGGCTAAATTTGATTCATGGGAACAAACTTCAGCTACTTCCACTAGCTTAAATATAACAAGTTACGGGTCTATGGAGATAAACTTAGATGCTTTTAACACTAATAGAGTGAGTTCGTTTAATGTAAATATAGCTACACCAAGAGTGCCTATTTACGCCATAGGCACAGATCAGCCTACAGGAGTTATAGCAGGAACCCCAATAGAAGTGAACGTTAACTTTGAATTAGATATAGATGATTACGAGATAAAGAGCATGAGGCTGAATCCAGACGAAACGGTTTTCAAAAATACAGTAATAACTTTGAAAAAAAATAATTCTCATGATATATTATTAAGGTATAATTTTGATAATATGTTATTAACGTCAGAATCGTTCAATGGAGGGGTAGACTCTAACGCAAAGATGAATTTCAACCTAAGATCTTTCATTTTGAGGGAAAAATAGTGTAATAAAAAAAAGGAAAAGGTTATGGCACAAATATTTTACGATAAAGCAGCGGTTCAGGTACGAGACCTCGCCTCGAATGAGGGAGAGGTACTAATGGCTTCAGATTGCTCTATTAATTTCTCTAACTCTATTTCTCCTCTTTATAGCGTAGGCCGGAAGGGTCCGTTGGGGCAGCTTCCAAGTGGGCCGCGTATTGGAGATATTTCATTTAACTTTCTTACTACCATTACGGGTTTTTATTTTGCGCAACAAGGAAACATTATTAACGGGCTTGCTAGTGGTATTAAAAATTCTACAGATTCGTACGCAAGCGGAGTTAGAATAAGTTGCGCGGGAGTAAGCGGTATAGGTTTTCTTAATTCTTATAGTTTTAATGTTACATCCAATTCTGTTTCTTCATCTAGCGCCTCTTTCACTTTGTTTGGAAGTGGAACTTTTTTACCAGTAAGTGGAAGACTTGCTGCGAATGCAACAACTCAAGCTGGTAATGTAGGAACTGAGGGAGCGCGGGCTTCTATAGTTACTGGTATAGGGCATGGTAGATATACTCAAATGCCTCCAATAATGAATACTGTAATTTATGATGATTCAGTAACTCCTAGTTCTCAAGAAAGACAGACGGGGACTATTTATAGCGCAGATTATTCTATAAGTTTTAACCATAACCCTCTTTATAAAATAGGCCAAGAGTTTCCTACTTGCACTTATTATACTACAGCTTCTGAAAGTATAAATGTGACAGAAGATATTTTTGATTCAGGGTTAACTTATACCGGTATAGAGAGAAGTTACGTGATAGATGTAAAAGGTCTCGATCCCGGGCTAGCTAGTAGTGGAAGCACTGGAACATTTAGCGGTATGAAGGTAAAGGTAGTAAACGCTAAACAAATAAATAGTTCTGTGTCTGTGGGTTTAGATGATATAATAAGAAGTCAAAAGACTTTAACCGCCGCTTATTAATGTGTTTTATACTGCTTCTAACGCAAAACTACAAGTTAATGGAAACGAGATTCTAGCTTCCAATGCGCAGCTTTCGTTAGGTACTAGTATTCAGCCTAGCTATAATATAAAACAAAGAAACACTAACGACTATTCTGCTTCTAACGGTATTGGGGGACAACTTTCTTTTAATTATTATATTACTGGTAGAGATTACTTTAAATCTTTTATTACGGGTCAGGGAGAAGTACCTATAAAAGAAAGCCAGACCTTATCGGGAAATTTTGGCGGGTTAACTTTCGATAGTGGATACTTAACATCTTATTCTGTAAATTTCAATGCAAATTCATCTGCTGTAGCTAATGCTACTGTAACTTTCTTTGACCAGTTAAGTGG